ATTAACACTACCAGTGTTATTACTTTAGATAACACAACTACTGCGGATATGAACCGCAAGCTCAACTTTGGCACACCTTCACAGTCTATTCCTAGCGAGTTCTGCTTTAACGGGGTAGATGCTAGTGGAGACACAAAGATTGACCTGTTTCCTGTTCCTGATGGTGTCTATACACTGAAGTTTGATCTAACCATCCCACAGGCTAATCTGTCTGCTGATGGCACATCTGTCAAGGTCTTGGACTACTTGGTTTCCCAGAGTGCTTATTCTCGTGCTTTGATTGAGCGTGGTGAAGATGGTGGGACTATTTCTTCAGAGGCTTATGCTCTGTTTCGTGGAATGCTCTCTGACGCTATTGCATTGGAAAGCACTCGTTATCCTGAAGACAATTTCGTGGCGGTCTAATGGCTAAGCGTCTACAAAGTTACAGTCTCTCAGCACCAGGCTTTTCTGGTCTGAATACCGAGGAATCACCACTTGATTTGGGTGTTGGCTTTGCTTTGGTTGCAACCAATTGCATCTTGGATCAGTATGGTCGTATTGGTGCTAGAAAAGGCTACACAAGGGTTAACTCTTCTTCTGGCAATTTAGGTGCTAATGATGTGGGTGTTATCCATGAATTAGTGCAAAACGATGGTACTTTGACCATTCTGTTTGCTGGTAATAACAAGCTATTTAAACTTGGAACTGCTAATGCTGTGACTGAGTTGACCTATGGTGGTGGCGGTACTGCTCCTACTATTACGGCATCTAATTGGCAAACTGCATCTTTAAATGGGATTGCATACTTCTTCCAAACTGGTCACGATCCTTTGATCTATGACCCCGCTGTCAGTATCACAACATTTAGACGAGTCTCTGAGAAGTCAGGTTATGCAGGATCAGTTCCTTCTGCCAACATTGCTATTTCAGCGTTTGGTCGCCTATGGGTAGCTAATACATCTTCAGACAAAGTAACAGTTACTTTCTCTGATCTGATTGCAGGTCATGTATGGTCTGGTGGCACTTCAGGCTCATTAGATGTCTCCCGTGTATGGCCAAATGGTGCTGATGAAGTCATGGGCTTGGCAGCTCACAATGATTTCTTGTTTATCTTTGGTAAACGACAAATTCTTGTTTACGCAAATGCTTCTACACCCGCCTCTCTTCTTCTACGAGACACAGTAGGTTCTATTGGATGTATCGCTAGGGATACCATACAAAGTATTGGTTCTGATGTTGTTTTCTTGTCAGACTCAGGTGTTCGCTCATTGATGAGGACTATTCAAGAGAAGTCTGCACCACTTAGAGACTTGTCTAAGAATGTTCGTTTTGACTTGGCATCATCTTTAGCAGGTGAAACAATTGCCAATCTGAAGTCTGTTTACTCAGAAAAAGAAGCCTTTTACTTGTTAGTTTTACCCGCTACCTTCCAAGTTTATTGCTTTGATACCAAACAATCTTTGCAAGATGGTGCTTCCCGTGTAACCAAATGGGACTCTATTGCGCCAACTGCATTGCGTTCTTTGCGTAATGGTGATTTGTATATTGGTAAAAATGGGTTTATTGGTAAGTATGGTGGTTACATAGATGACACAACAACGTACCGATTTGCGTACTACACCAACAATGCTGACCTTGGCAATGCAAACCAGATTTCTGTTTTAAAAACTATTTCAGCCATTGTGATTGGTGGCTCAAATCAGTTCTTAACAATCAATTGGGGCTTTGATTATTCTGGTGCTTATCAAGCTCAAAATATTTATATTCCTACGCAAGTCTCTTATGAATATGGCGTGGGTGAATACAACATTGCTGAATACACAAGTGGCATTGCAATTAAGACATTGAGAGCAAACGCATCTGGTGCGGGTAAAATTGTACAAACTGGTTACGAAACAACCATTAACGGCACACAGTTATCGCTTCAAAAGATTGAAATTCAAGCCAAAGATGGCAAAATAGCCTAAGAGGTAAACATGAGTAATTACACCAAAACAGTAAACTTTGCGACTAAAGACAACTTATCGCCTGGCAATCCCTTAAAGATTGTTAAAGGCACTGAGATTGACACTGAGTACAACAACATTGCTACTGCTGTTGCGACTAAGACAGATAACTCTGCTGCCGCAATAACTGGCGGTACGATCACAGGTATCACCGATTTAGCGGTAGCTGATGGCGGAACGGGTGCGTCTACAGCCGCTAATGCAAGAACTAATCTTGGTGTAGCCGCAAGTGGTGCTAACTCTGATATTACGTCACTAACTGGACTTACAACTCCTTTAACAGTTCTTCAAGGCGGTACAGGAGTTACAACCTCTACAGGCACAACAAATGTAGTGTTGTCAAACTCGCCAACACTGGTAACCCCTGCCCTTGGAACACCGAGTGCCGCAGTCTTAACAAATGCTACGGGTCTTCCTATTTCAACGGGCGTAAGTGGTTTGGGTACTGGTGTAGCAACTCTTTTAGCTACACCTTCTAGTGCTAATTTAGCCTCTGCAATTACTGATGAAACAGGTTCTGGCGCATTGGTGTTTGCCACTAGCCCTACCCTAGTAACCCCTATTCTTGGAACACCCACAAGTGGCACTTTAACAAACGCTACTGGTCTGCCTATTAGCACAGGTGTTGCGGGGCTTGGAACTGGTGTGGCAACCTTTTTAGCGACTCCTTCAAGTGCAAATCTAATATCCGCCTTAACAGATGAGACGGGTACAGGCTCTGCTGTCTTTGCTACCTCACCTACATTGGTGACTCCTTTATTGGGTACGCCAACAAGTGTGACGTTGACCAATGCAACGGGCTTACCTCTGACCACAGGCGTAACAGGTCAACTCCCTGTTGCCAATGGCGGTACAGGAACATCATCACCTAGCCTTGTTCAAGGCACTAATGTTACTATTACAGGCACATGGCCTAATCAAACAATTGCGGCATCTAGTGGTGGTACACCAGGCGGCTCTACAACTCAAGTGCAGTTTAACAATGCAGGTGCATTTGGTGGGATTACAGGCGCTACAACGAATGGCACAGCATTAACTCTTGTTGCTCCACTTCTTGGAACACCCGCAAGTGTGACGCTAACAAATGCAACGGGCTTGCCTTTAAGCACTGGTGTTACTGGAAACTTACCCGTCACTAACCTAAATAGTGGCACATCAGCAAGTGCATCAACCTTTTGGCGAGGTGATGGTGCTTGGGAAACACCCGCTGGCGGTATTGCTTACACAGCAGTCAAAACAGCTAACTACACAGCCGCAAACAATGATGGTGTTTTAACGAACACAACGGGCGGTGCTTTTACAGTTACTTTGCCTACAAGCCCATCAGTGGGCAATATTGTTGTTGTCGTTGACTCGTTTAGCCAATGGGGAACAAACAACTTAACAGTTGACCCTACGGCACTAATTAAGATTGCTGGCAATACGGCTGGTGACACTCTAGTTTGCGATATTACAGGTGCAACTGTTACGCTTGTTTACACGGGCGCAACTTATGGATGGAATGTTTCTGCACAAATTGGTGGTAATAGCGGGACAGTGGTTACACTAGCTGGCACACAGACGCTTACCAATAAAACCATTGCTTACGGAAGTAACACGTTAACTGACGTAGTAGGTGTAACAGCAACCCAGACGCTTACCAATAAAACATTAACAAGCCCAACGCTGACAACCCCTGTACTTGGAACGCCATCAAGTGGAACACTATCTGCTTGCACAGTTGACGGCACAAACAAAGTTGGCTATCAAAACATTCCGTTGTCTGGAATTAAAACGGCAAGTTATACATTGGTAGCTGGTGATGTTGGCAAGTTTATTGAACTGGGTACTGGAGGCACCGTTGTTGTTCCAGCATCTGTATTTACAACGGGTGATGCAATCAGTATTTTTAACAACACCGCAGCGTCTATTTCTTGCACTTGTTCTGCTGTCACAGATGTTTATAAAGGCGGTACAGACACAGACATTAGCACTTTTAGCGTGACTACGAGAGGCGTAGCTACTATTCTTTTTATCACTGCTACACGGGCTGTAGTCACGGGGAACTTAGCATGAGTGGAATTATGCTTAATGTGGTGGGTGGTACTTATGGCCCATCACCGCTTGTTATAGGTGCGTCTTTTGGTGGCGGGTTTTTTGCGGGACAAATATCTACGTCAGCTAATGGTGTTGCCACACATAATTTAGTTATTGGCCCTGTTGCATCTGCTCAAAGCGTAAAGCAATGGAAAATAGTTAATACATCAACTGCTGGAACTTCATCAACCATTAATGGCCCTGCTAACAGCGCGGCAATGAATGATGCAACTCATCCTGCTGCTCAATTTTGCGAAGGTTTAACTATTGGCGGTTTTAGTGATTGGTATATGCCAGCATCGCTTGAGTTGGAAGTTTGTTATTACAATTTAAAGCCTACAACAGCAAGCAACAATACAGGTACAGGAACAAACGCCTATTCTGTTCCTGCAAGGGCAAGTAATTACACGGTTGGCGATCCAGCACAAACATCCGCAGCAGATTTTCAAGATACAGGCGCAGAAGATTTTACAACTTCTCCTTTTTCTTTCTATTGGTCTAGCACTGAATCAGGTGCTAGTTACGCAATATTTAGGGCATTTAATGGGGGCTCATCTTCTCAGTTTTTTAAAGATAATACTTCGTATAGTATTAAAGTTAGAGCCGTTAGACGAGTTGCAGTTTAATTTTTAAAGAGTATAAAAATGTATATTTGCGTAACAGAAATTGATGCTGTAACTAAAATACCTTGCACAGTTGAGCCACAACGTACAGGGCCATCTATGCCTATTGTTGATGGTTTAAAAATAATTTGGCAAGACAAATCAACATGGCCTGTTGAGGTAGCATCCGATGGTACATATCTAAGAGCCCCAAAATATTACGGCACTTGTGATGACGATGCCGACACAACCATTGCTGGTGTGTTACAAGTCTTGACTGAAGCAGAGTACATCGCCGCCAAAACCGCAGAACATGAGGCTCGTAGACCTTACCCATCGTGGATTGGCTACTTTGATACGATGAGTTGGAGTGCGCCTGTAGCCAGACCTGTAGACGCAATTATGAATGGCGGCAATGTTGCATACCAGTGGGATGAAGCTACAGTCAACTGGATTCCAGCGGAATGAAAGAGTTCTTCTTCATCTCTGGTTTGCCAAGGTCAGGCTCTACCCTTTTATCGGCTATTCTTAAGCAAAATCCTGACTTCTATGCAGACATTTCCTCACCTGTGCAGGGCTTGGTGGCATCAGCCATCAACGTTATTACGAACAGTGAGAGCAACCACCTGATAGATGAAGATCGTCGCAAACAAATACTGAAAGATGTGTTTGAGGCTTACTACAAAGCAGTTACGCCAAACATAGTGTTTGACACCAGTAGAGGCTGGACTGCCAAAACCTCACTTTTAAAAGACCTATATCCACAGACCAAGATCATTTGTTGTGTGCGGGATTTGCCTTGGATATTGGACAGCTTTGAGCGTATTTCAGCTAAAAACTCTTTGTACAACGCAACGCTGACAGATGATGAAGCAAATCAAACGGTAACGACAAGGTGCGATGCCTTGATGGATGTTAAAAAAGAGGGGCAAGTAGTTAAGCCCTATTACTTTTTGGAAGAGGGCTTACTGTTAAACCCCGACATGATTATGTTGCTGCTGCCATTTTTGTTTCTCCTAATAGGTTAAAAAAGTCCCCCCACCACTAGGGCAGGGGGCGCAACTGCAATTAGGCTGGAACCAAAAGAGCAAACAAA